AGCGCCCAGTTCAAGAATGTCGCTAACGAGCAGCACATTGTCACAATTTGGATAAAGGTCAACGGTTCAGATCTTGCCAACTCATCAACGCAAGTTACGGTGCCAGCGCGTAAGAATGCGGGCATCTTTGGTTTTGCGGTGGCCGCCTGGAACTTTTACTTAGATTTGAACGCCACTAATTATGTGCAGTTGTTTTGGCTGCCTGAATCGACGGATGTAACGCTTGAGGCATTGCCATTGAGTGTGACGCCTGCGTACCCGGCCATCCCTTCGTTGATTGTTACAATGGGGCAGATAGCTTAAATGCCTGCCAAGACTAAAGCGCAGTTCCGGCTTATGAAAGCAGCCGAGAACAACCCCAAGTTTGCAAAGAAGGTCGGCATTCGGCCTGACGTGGCCGCCGAATTCACTGAATCTAATGTGAAGGGGAAAAAGTATGCTCGACTCCCTGAAAAAATGGCTAAAGGCGGCGAGCCGAACCTTTCGATTGGCCGTGGTGAAAAGTTACCGGCGTCTCAAGGCGCGGGTTTTACGGCGAAAGGCCGCGCCAAGTACAACCGAGCCACCGGCTCAAACCTAAAGGCTCCTCAGCCCGAGGGCGGTCCACGGCGCGATTCATTTTGCGCTCGAATGGGCCCAGTAGCGCGGAAGTCTGATCGCGGGTCACGTGCACGGGCCTCAATGAAACGCTGGAACTGTCCAGGGTGGTGAACGAATGGCATACTCAGACACTTACGGTCAGGTTTATAGCGTTCAGACGCTGATTGATCATGCTGCTCGGCGGTGCGGAAAGTTAGCCGAAGAACTCACCAGTGAGCAGCTGGTCACAGCGCGAGAGTCGCTCGGGTTTGTTTTAACTAATTTGATAAATATCGGCATTCAGTACTGGGCTATCAGAAAGGAAGTCATCGGTCTCACCCCTGACAAGTACATTTACACGCTGCCCGTTGGGGCCAATGACGTGCTCAACGCGTTGTATCGCACTATGAACCGCCCCACGGGTAGTTATAGCACTTCGGCCGGAGGCACGGTATACTACGTGGCTGATGATGACGTCGACACCTACTGTCAGCAGACGAGCGCGAATGGTAATATTACGGTCGATTTTGGCACAGACAACCCGGTTTATGCGGGATCTATTGGTGTGCTACCCTATGTTTCTGGTGGTGGAAGTGCAACATGGACTTTCACCCTTCAGTATTCCACAGACGGCATCACTTATAACACGTTGGAAGACGTCGGAACGGTAGTTGTGACTGACAACCAATGGTTGTGGTATGACATTGACCCCGGTCAGACGGTTCGTTTTTACCGCATTCAGGCCTCAGGGGGTACAACTTTGGCGTTGCGTGAGTGGTACGTGGGTAACAACAGTCGCGAAATCACGATGTCGCGTCTGAATCGTGATGATTACACTAATTTACCTAACAAGAACTTCACCGCCAATCAACCTTATCAGTTCTGGTTCAACCGGACCATTCCACAACCTGAAATTTACCTTTGGCCTGCGCCTTCCGACCCGTTTGTGCAGATGACCGTGTGGTATTCTAAGCAGATCATGGATGTGGGTGATCTTTCAGACGAGTTACAAATCCCTCAGAGGTGGTACCTCGCCACGTTGGCTATGCTTAGCCATCAGTTGTCGCTCGAACTACCCGCAGTCCCCCTCGACCGCGTTCAGTATCTTGAAACGCAAGCCGAAAAGTATTTAAATCTAGCCGAGCAAGAAGAACGCGACCGTTCTCCTATTTACTTCGCGCCGAATATTTCGGTATACACCGCGTAACATGTCTATTTTCTTAGACACCACTGGGTATGCTTCGCTGGCGATTGCGATCTGTGATCGTTGCCGGATGAAGCGCCCTTATTCGGTGTTGATGAATGACCCGAACTTTGCAGGTCTGAGAGTTTGCAACGAAGGTTGTGCGGATCAAAAAGACCCTTACCGGCTTCCGGCGCGACAGACCGAGCGAATCAACTTGCGTTTTCCTCGACCTGATGTTTCAGTGGCTGCGATTCAAAATAATTTGGTGCTGAACGATCAACAGAGTATAATTCTATCAACAGAAGGCAACACCAATCTCATTGAGAATGATGGAAACCTTGACGGAATAGCGATCTCACCATAATGGCTAATCAGACGATCACCCAGCTTCCGACCGCTCAGCCGTTGACTGGCACTGAGCTTGTACCCATTGTTCAGAATGGGGGTACGGTCAAGACGACCACGGGCGCTATATCAGCCATTTCAGGCGGTGGTGGCGGCAGTGGCGTATCGGGCTATTCAGGATTCTCTGGCTTTTCTGGGTTCTCGGGCGATAACCCCGGCTCGAGCGGCTATTCGGGCCTGAGCGGCTATTCTGGATTGTCAGGCTACAGCGGCCTCTCAGGATACTCAGGATCGGGCATATCGGGCTTTTCTGGCTTCTCAGGCCTTGGTCTATCAGGTTACTCAGGGCAAAGCGGCTTTTCAGGCCTTTCAGGGTTCTCTGGACTCTCAGGATTCTCTGGCCTTTCAGGTTATTCAGGGTCTGGTGTCTCAGGCTACTCAGGCTCTGGCATTTCTGGTTACTCGGGATTCTCAGGCCTTGGTTTATCAGGGTTTTCAGGACTCTCTGGGTTTTCTGGCGGCTCAGGATTTTCCGGCCTTTCGGGATTCTCTGGTCTCTCAGGCTTTTCTGGCGCCGGCTCTGCGATTACCGTATCTGATGAAGGTATCCCGCTCACAACCAACGTCCAGTCATTTGACTTTGTAGGCGCTGGAGTAACGGCCACAGCCGTGGGCAACGCTGTAACGGTCACTATTTCTGGCGGCGGTGGCGGCGGAACCTCAGGTTACTCAGGATTCTCTGGTTACAGCGGTTTTTCTGGCATCAGTGGTTTCTCAGGTATCAGCGGATTCTCCGGAATCAGTGGGTTCTCTGGAGCCAGTGGCTTTTCTGGAATCAGTGGATTTTCTGGAATCAGCGGCTTTTCGGGCATCGGCACCTCAGGCTTCTCAGGATTTTCTGGCGCATCAGGCTTCTCAGGGATCTCTGGCTTTTCTGGTCTTAGTGGCTTCTCAGGACTCAGTGGGTTTTCAGGTCTGAGTGGTTTTTCTGGATTCTCTGGAATCTCTGGGTTTTCTGGTGCCGGAACATCAGGTTTCAGTGGCTTCTCAGGTTTGAGTGGATTCTCAGGATTAAGCGGATTCTCTGGACTCAGCGGCTTTTCAGGTGTTTCTGGCTTCTCAGGGGTATCGGGATACTCAGGTGCTGGAACTAATATCTCGGTATCAGACGAAGGGTCTCTCTTAACGTCTGGCGTTACGAGCTTTGACTTTGTTGGCTCAGGTGTGACCGCGTCTGCTGTAGGAACGGCTGTGACCGTGACGATTAGTGGCGGTGGCGGCGGTGGCGGTACGGGTTACTCCACTTACACTTATACAGGCGACGGAACGACTACGAGTTTTGCCGGTGCCTCTGGCATGACGGTTAACAATGTTCTTGTCATTGAGAACGGTGTTACGCAAGTACCGACGACTGATTACACCATATCCAGTACGAACGTTGTCTTTACGACTGCACCAGCAAACGGTGTGGCTATTCAGATACGAGTTCTTGGTGGCGGTGGTGGCACGGGCGTTATTGCTGAGAATCAACAGACCATTTCCAGCAATTACTCGGTAACGGCAGCTTATAACGGCTCAAGCGTCGGCCCTGTCACGATCAATACAGGTGTTGCGGTGACTGTTGGCACAGATCAGCGTTGGTTAATTTTTGGTTAAGGATTTGACATGAGCAATCTTAAAGTTCAGGGTAATGCTTCTGGCGCTGGTACAACCACGCTACAAAGCCCCAACACTTCTAACTCAGCCACCATCACGCTGCCTGATCCAACATCTACGGATACGCTTGCTGCGCTTGGTGTTGCCCAGACTTTTACAGGCACCCAAACCTTCGCTGGTACAAGCAGTGCGATTGCGATGGTCTTAAACGACATTGCTGAGACTGCGACCATATCGGCAACGGCTGCGACAGGAACGATTAACTATGACATCACCACGCAGTCAGTGCTGTACTACACAAGCAATGCGTCAGCTAACTGGACGATTAACTTTAGAGCAAGTTCTGGCACGAGTCTGAACACGGCTTTGGCGACTGGTCAGGCCATTACGGTTGCTCATTTGGTCACGCAAGGATCAACAGCTTATTACAATAGTGCTGTAACCGTGGACGGTTCATCTGTAACTCCTAAATGGCAAAACGGTACCGCCCCCACATCAGGTAACGCTTCCGGCGTGGACGTTTATGTGTATAGCATTGTAAAAACAGGCAGCGCAGCATTTACTATTTTTGCAAGCCAAACAAAATTTGCATAAGGCGGGATCATGCCAATCTTCACCACGTTAGGGGCTGCGTGTGCAAAGGCTTGGGGGTTCACTTCAGGTTTAATCACTGACCAATACTTCAACCTTGTCTCCCTGCTTCTCCCCGGCAACGGAACCAACGGCGCACAGAACAACACGTTCTTAGATAGCTCTACCAATAACTTCACCATCACCCGCAACGGCAACACCACACAAGGTACGTTCTCACCGTTCTCACAGACGGGGTGGGGGAATTATTTTACAGGTAGCGGGCAGCGTTTGAACATAGCTAATAACACCGCATTTGACTTTGCCGCCGGTAATTTCACTATAGAGTTTTGGTGGTATCCAACAACTGTATCATCTAGTCAAAACATAATTGCAAAATGGTGGACTGGCGGCAATCAGTGGGTTTTGCAATGGCGATCTGCTGGCTATTTTAGATTTGCATATAATTCAAGCAATACAATTGATTTTACTGGCGCTCCATCAACACCAACAGTAAATACGTGGAATCACATAGCCTTAGTTAGAAACGGAAACTCATTATATTTGTATTTAAATGGAACAAGAAATGCAACTGTTGGTTCTATATCAGCAACATTAACAGCAACGACCGATCCGTTAACAATAGGTGAGTTTAATAATTCAGGCGTTGAATATATAATAGGTTATTTATCTAATGTCCGTATAACCAAAGGTAGAGCTGTATACACATCTTCTTCTATTACAGTACCAACTACACCACTGACTAGAACCACTGGCGGTGAAAATCCACCGCAAGGTACAGAATGCTCACTGCTTACTTGCCAAAGCAATAGTTTTTTAGACAGCAACGGTGTCAATATACCGGCATCAAGCCCGCTAACAATCACAGTCACAGGCTCTCCCTCCGTACAAGCCTTCTCCCCATTCAACCCCACAGCACAATACATACCATCTATAAACGGTGGGTCAGGGTATTTTGATGGGAGTGGGGATTATTTGACTACGCCTAGTAATTCTGCATTTGCGTTTGGAACTGGAAATTTTACAGTTGAGGCATGGATTTACATCGTACAAACAAACTCAGCAAACACTTTTCTTTTAACAACAGCAGGGGTAAGTTCAGATTTTAGTTTTTATTTATCGTCTAGTAGACAATTAACTGTGTGGAACGGGTCTGCAAACACAACTTTAGGAGGAAGTGTTCCATTAAATTCATGGAACCATATAGCTTTTGTAAGAAATGGTACAACTATTACTGGATATTTAAATGGAACCTCTGTTGGATCAACAACAGACGGAACAAATTTGATAAATAGCCAAACAGTGAGTATTGGAGCTAGTTCAACCTATCCAAATTCTCAAACTGTATACTATTCTGGTTTGCGGGTTGTCAAAGGCACTGCTGTCTACACCGCAGCCTTCACACCACCCACAGCACCTCTCACTGCCATCACCAACACCTCCCTCCTCCTCAACTACACCAACGCTGGTATCTACGATGCCACAAGCAAGAATGATCTGGAGACGGTGGGCAATGCTCAGATAAGTACGACACAGAGCAAGTGGGGTGGTAGCTCTATGGCGTTTGATGGGACTGGGGATTATCTTAATGCCGCAAGCAGTGCAGCCTTCACGTTTGGCACTGGGTCGTTCACCATTGAGGGATGGCATTACTTAACCGCATCAGCTACATCAACAAAATATCTTTTTGACCAGCGTGTTTCAGGACAAGGTTTTTTTCCTGCTTTGTATATCTCAAGCGGCTCTTACAATGTTTACATCAATTCTACAATACCGATCAACGCCGGAACTGTCGTCGCTAACACTTGGGTTCACTGGGCGCTTGTCAAAAATAGTGGAACATCGACAACAACGCTGTATATCAACGGCACTTCTGTTGGATCGTTTTCTGATTCCAATAACTATTCCTCAACCGCGCAGTTCAGAATTGGTTCTGAATTTACAACGGCGGCCCTCTATGATTGGCAGGGCTACATGCAAGACGTCCGCATCACCAAAGGCTACGCTCGGTACACATCCAACTTCACGCCACCAACAGCAGCGTTTCCAACCTTATGAGCCTAACTATGTACTGGACTAAAAACGGGTCTATCCCATCACAAGAGACAGACGGCACAGAGGGCTGGCAACAGGCTCCATCACCACCGACAGAGATTCCTGAAGGCAAGGAACTTGTATGGCTAAACTGGGAATGGATCATCCGTGATCCAAAGCCAGCAGACAGAGCCGGTTACCAATGGAACTGGAACCACTCTGACAAGACATGGGTGGAAGGTGCTTATCCGACAACGAGCATTGAAAGCATTACGATTGAATATGCAGACTCAATTACCGCTGATTCTGTAGGAGCTGATTCGGTATGACCACCAAGATCACATCCGCAAACATCACGCAGTCAGGCACATCTGGTATATCCAGTGTGGCGTGGCAGGCCGTGCAGACCACGGGGTTTACGGCTGTGGCTGGTATGGCTTATCCGTGTAATACGACTTCCGCAGCATTTACGGTCACGCTACCTGCTAGTCCAGCGGCAGGGAATGTCATCACGCTGACAGATTATGCGGGGACGTGGGGTACTAACAACCTGACGGTTAACCCTAACAGCAATAAATTAAACGGATCAACAGCGAACGGAATAATTAATACAAGTCGCGGCTCTGTGAACTTAGTTTATGTTGACGCAACGCAAGGTTGGATTTCGTATAGCAATACCTCTTCTAGCATTATTAACCAGACAATTTCAATTGAATATCTTCTTGTTGCGGGGGGCGGTGGAGGTGGCGTTAATTCTGGTGGTGGCGGCGGTGCCGGTGGTTTTAGAAAATCATCAACAAATCTAACGCTGACGTTTGGAACAACTTATACGATTACCGTTGGAAACTCTGGGGCAGGGGCAACATCAGTATCAGCGCGTGGATCATCCGGCGGGGATTCATCAATTGCGGGAACAGGTATTACAGAAAGCCCATCAGGAGCAGGTACAAATACCATTAAGGCGTATGGTGGTGGTGGTGGCGGCTCAAATTCAACAGGGGCGCGTACTGGTGGTGATGGCGGGTCCGGCGGGGGCGGCGGCGGGAATGATGGCGCTGGTGCCGCAGGTAATGGAAATACACCTTCTACATCTCCATCACAAGGAAATAGCGGAGGAACAGGTAGTAATGCGGCAGGGAATTTTGGTGGTGCTGGCGGCGGCGGATCTGGAAGCGCTGGTTCAAGCGGTTCTGGATCGGTAAGCGGTGCCGGCGGTACTGGCAGTGAATGGCCTACTAGCTCAGGTGTTTTTTATGCAGCAGGCGGTGGCGGAGGTGGTTATACATCTTCTGGGTCTGGTGGAAGTAGTATAGGCGGAAATGGAGCCAGTGGTGTTGGTTCACCCACTGCTGGAGCGATCAATACTGGTAGCGGCGGCGGTGGCTCTGCTGGTGGTTCTTCTGTTGCTGGAGGGGCTGGCGGATCAGGTGTTGTGATAATCCGTTATGTAGACACATATCCAGCAGCATCGGCAACCACGGGGTCGCCAACCGTGACAGTTAGCGGCGGTTATCGCACCTACAAATTCACCGGCAACGGCTCCATCACATTCTGAGGTAACACATGGCTCACTTTG